AAAGATGTATGGTGAATTAGGGACCAGTGGAGATATTGATATGGCTCTTAATAGAAACTTGCGTCGTCTTTCTATGGAAGTTGATCCTGGTGAAGGTTCTCCGTGGTTCGTGGAATACGGAGAAAAATATAATGCCTTACCTGATGATAAAAAATTTATAGTGAACGAAGAAGTGACAGCTAAAGCAATTGAATATGTTAAAGAACTTACAGGTGTTGATTTTAGTGGAACTGTTCATGGTACAGGTGGTTGGGAATTATATCAAAATCCATCAACCGTGCAACAAGCCTACATGTCCAAAGAATCCGCAAAAGACGCGGCAGCTAAACTTGCTTACATGCTTAATCAAACAGAGGTATGGGTTAATACTGCAAAAGAGCTAACAAAGAACCCTAAACATTTTTCTTTAGATATTATTGAAGCAAATGATACAAATTTAAGAGATAGTGATACATTAAAAACCTTATTTGAAAGAATAATTAATAATGATCCTGCTAAAATATTTAGAGGCTATCAGCCTATTGTTGTGCAAGGACAACCAGGAATTAGAATTATTATAGATAAGGATGCTATTAGCAAAGCTATTAAAGAAAAAAGAATAAAGAAAGTGGAAGTTTTGCCTTATATACAAGATTTTACTAAAACAGGTCTTAATGAAGCTATTAAAGACTTGGATTTTGATGTTAATACGTATATATCTGAAATAGAATTAGAGAAACTAACAAATGATTGGATCAAAATAAAAAATGGGCAAAGTTTTATCGACAACTTTAGTGACGACTCCTCAACAACTTCCGAGGGTGGAAGCAGGCCAAACATCTATAATTATGCAGAACAACTTACGAAGTTCTTCGCCCAAATCCTCCAAAGAGAATCAAAAACAATTCAAGACACAACCAAAAAAATAACGAAGAAAAAATTAGGTGGTTCTATTGAAATACCTACATTTCATTTTGGTGGCTTTATAGACATTAATAGGTTATAAAAAATTATGGCTGATAATATAGATCAAAAAATACAATCTGTTGTTGGTGAAACAATCGAAGAAGCAATTCAAAATGAAGAACCAGTAGAGATTGAAGTAGTTACGGAGGAAACCATTGTTTCTGACGAACCAGAAATAGAAGAAGATTTTTATGCTAACTTAGCAGAAAATATGGATGACAATGAACTAGGAATAATTGCTAGTGATTTAGTAGCTGATTTTGAAAATGACAAATCATCAAGAGATGAATGGGCTACAACATATACAAAGGGATTAGATCTACTTGGTGTAAAGTTTCAAGAAAGAACTAGACCGTTTCGCGGTGCGAGTTCCGTGACACATCCTTTATTAGCGGAAGCAGTTACACAATTTAGTTCTACCGCCTTTAAAGAAATGATGCCTGCGGATGGTCCTGTTCGAACACGTGTTATAGGAAAAGAAGATGTTGAAGTATATCAACAAGCGCAACGCGTAAAAGAATTTATGAATTATCAAATCACTAATGTGATGGAAGAGTATACACCTGAGCTTGATCAAATGTTATTTTATCTACCACTCAGTGGTTCTACATTTAAAAAAGTATATTACGATGGACAACTAGGAAGAGCTGTTTCTAAATTTATACCAGCTGAAGATCTTATTGTTCCATATAGCGCAAGTGATTTAGATTCATGTGAGCGTATTACTCACGTTGTTAAATTAACAGAAAACGATGTACGTAAAAAACAAGTAGCAGGTTTTTATAGAGATATAGATATTAACCCTGCACCTCCTGAAACATCAACATACAGTACAGGAAATATTCAAAGCACTATTAGTAACTTAGATGGCATTCAACAAACAGGCGACTCTTATATTGTGACATTATTAGAAATGCATGTTGATTTAGATTTAGAAGGATACGAAGATGTAGACAGTAGCGGTGAACCAACAGGAATTAAATTACCTTACATTGTTACTATTGATGAAACATCAGGAAAAGTTTTAGCTATAAGAAGAAACTATGAAGAGGGCGATGAGCTTTACAAAAAGAAACAATATTTTGTTCACTTTAAATTTTTACCAGGTTTAGGGTTTTATGGTTTTGGATTAATACATTTAATTGGTGGCCTATCGCGTACCGCGACACAAGCATTACGTCAATTAATTGATGCTGGAACATTAGCTAACCTTCCTGCAGGTTTTAAGACACGTGGTCTACGGATCGCCGATAATGATGAACCATTACAACCAGGTGAGTTTAGAGATGTTGATGCGCCGTCTGGTGCTATTCGAGAAGGATTACTTCCTTTACCATACAAAGAACCATCACAAACATTATTTGGTTTACTTGGATTTGTTGTACAAGCAGGACAACGATTTGCGCAAATTGCTGACATGCAAGTTGGTGATGCAAATCAAGGAGCGCCTGTTGGAACGACTATTGCTTTATTAGAACGCGGTTCGCGTATCATGAGCACTATACATAAAAGAATGTATTATGCGATGCAAAAAGAATTCAAACTATTGGCAAATGTTATTCAAACATATCTTCCTGAAGAATACCCTTATGCGGTTGTTGGAGGAGATCGAGCTATTAAGCAAACTGATTTCGATGAACGCGTGGATATTATACCCGTGGCTGATCCGAATATATTCTCCATGGCACAACGCATTCAGTTGGCACAGACTCAGCTTCAGTTAGCAACGAGTGCGCCTCAACTCCATAACGTGAAAGAAGCTTATATTCGCATGTACGAGGCTTTGGGTGTTTCGGATATTGACAAGATTATGAAATTGGAAAAACCCGAACCAATGAGCCCAACCATGGAGAACCGTAAATTAATTGAAGAGGATAAGATTGAAGCATATGAAGGACAAAATCATGATGCACATATTCAAGCGCATGTTACGTTTGGTTTATCGTCGATTGTTCAGTTAATGCCACAAATTGGTGTTGAATTAAATAAACATATTTTACAACATGTTTCATTAAAAGCAAAAGAAGCAGTAGCAATGCAGATCCAACAAGCAGAGCAACAGATGGGGCAAGTAGCTGAGGGAGAAGATCTTGAATCAATGACTGAAGGACAGATAGCTATGTTAGAGGCTCAGTTCTTACAAGAAGTACAGCAATTACAAGCAAAAATGAGTGGAGCAGGTCAACCAGATCCTGTTATTCAATTAAAACAGCAAGAACTACAACAACGAGCAATGAATGATCAGGCTAAATTACAATTTGATCAAACTAAACTTGGATTTGAGCAGCAAAAATTACAACAAAAAGATAAAATTGATAATGCTAGAATTGACTCACAAGAAGATATAGCTATGTTGAGAGCAAAGATAAACCTTAAAAAACTTGACTCTCAAGGTAAAGGACCAGGTTTTCAATATAAAAATCAAGGTAAATAAATATGATTTTTAATGCTCAAAAAATATTTGATGACCTTATTTCTAAGATGGATAAATTTGCTAATGATAATGTAAAAAGTGAAACGGATGCATTAATCATGGCTGAGGTTTTGATGGTAAAAGTAAAAGAGTTATTTGAAGGTAAAGGATACAAAGAACACGATGCTTTACTATTTGTGCAACATGCGATACAAGAATTAGAAGATAACAAACCCACAATACACTAGGAGATAATATGGCACTTAACAATCCTAAACCAAAATTTATAAATGGTTCTCTATATCCTAATGCTAAAATGACTGTTTCTAACGACATGAATCCTTACTCAGGCCCTCATGTAAATAAAACAGCAATAGCTGATGTTTATAGCGCTACTATGGAAGGTCCAAAAGTTACACAAAACTTAGGATCTGGACCTAAAGGTCAACGTAGTAAAGTACAGATTAAAAAGGTAGCATTCAAAGGTTTAAAATAGTATAATTCGCTACTTAACAAAGGAGGTTTTATGAACCTATTAAAAGATCTCTGGTCACATATTAAAGAATGGTCAGATTGGAAAATGAAGGACTGGATTAAGGCGGCCATAGTTGCTATCGTTGTTCTATGGATAATTAGCTGGATGACAGGCGGAGCAGCATAGTGCTTAATTTACTCGGCGGTTTACTTGGTGGTGGAAAAGGCGGAGCCTTAGCGACCATTTCAAAAGTTGTCGATGAACTTCATACATCAGAAGAAGAGAAATTAGATAAAAAAATATTAATGCAACGCTTACAACAAAAGCTTGCAGAAAAACAATTAGATGTTAATGCAAAGGAAGCCAGCCATCGCAGCGTATTCGTTGCTGGCTGGCGACCTGCAATAGGCTGGTGTGGAGCTCTTGCCTTATTTTTTGCTTTTATATTATCACCATGTATTGATTGGTATGCAAAATTTTCAGGTATGGATATTGTTCCACCTGCTATAGAAACTGGGCCCCTTCTAGCAATTGTCACTTCAATGCTCGGCGTATCGGGCCTCAGAACTTTTGAGAAGGCGAAAGGATTAACAAAATGAAAAAAAGAAAATTAAAAGATTTAAGTGGTGATGGTAAAATAACTCGTAAAGATGTTTTAATTGGTAGAGGAGTTATTAAGAAAAAAAAGGGTGGAATGGCTAAAGGATCTAGAGAAGGATCTGTTATTGATACGCCTGTTTCATTTGCTAAAGGCGGTAAGTTAGATATTAAAAAAGCTATTAAGAAACCTGGAGCTTTGCGTAAATCTCTTGGCGTTAAAAAAGGCGAAAAAATTCCTACAAGTAAATTAAACAAAGCTGCAAAAGCAAAAGGTAAACTTGGTCAACGAGCAAGATTTGCTAAAACATTATCTAGGTTAAGAAAAAAATAATGGGTAAACTTTGTGCAAAAGGTAAAGCAGCGGCTAAACGTAAATTTAAAGTATATCCAAGTGCATATGCCAACATGTATGCAAGTTCAATTTGCTCTGGCAAAACAGTTGAAGGTGGTAGAAAAAAACCAAAGAAAAAGGCTAATGGAGGAATGATAAATAAAATTTCTCAACAAAGAAAAAAAGTATCTAACTATAATCAAGGCGGTATTGCTAAAGGTTGTGGTGGTATTAAAGAAAATAGAAGAAAAGTAACCACAGTAGCATAATGGCTAAAAAAGGATTAAGAGAGTGGGTTAAGGAAAAATGGGTAGACATAGGTGCTCCAAAAAAAGATGGTAAGTATCAACCATGTGGTAGATCTAAAGGAAGTAAAAGAAAATATCCAAAATGTGTTCCAATTGCAAAAGCAAGATCAATGAGTTCGTCTCAAAAAAGATCAGCCGTATCTAGAAAAAGAGCTGCGGGCAATCCAGGTGGTAAACCAACTAATGTAAAAACTATTGTAAAAAAGGCTAATGGAGGATATATAACCGTAAATCCAAGAGGTTTTGGTAGAATGTTATCTAATAAAAGACCAACAACAAGAATATTTACATGACATACGACGAATTAGCTGGTTCCGTAAAATTATCCGAAGGTTTCAGAGATCACGTATACATAGACACGGAAGGCTTTCGCACAATTGGCTGGGGTCATAAAGTGGTACACGAAGATAATTTTGAAGATGGTAAAACATATACCAAAGAAGAACTACAAGAAGTATTTGATAAAGATTTAAACAATGCGATTGGTAAAGCTAGAACACTTATGGAAGAACATGGTGTGACTGATTTGCCTACAACCGCGCAACATACCATTACCGAAATGGTATTTCAGCTTGGCCCTACAGGCGTGTCCAAGTTCCGTAATATGTGGAAATGCCTGCAGGAAAGCAATTTTATTGGCGCGAGTTACGAGATGCTCGACTCGAAA